GGCTTGCCAGGATCGAACGCAGGACCCATGGCATTGGCCTTGGCACGCACCGCTTCTGAAATCTTGAACCTGCGTGCATCCAATTCCCGCTCTGCCAACATCTCGGCCACGACCTCAACTGGCTTCTTGAAGAATGAGAACTCGTGACCGAAGATTTTCATCATTGCTCCTGTGTCATTGATAGAGCCTGTGCAGTTTCATCGTGCGTCGCTATCTTCTGCATCTCCTTGCTCTGTGCTGCGGTGATGACTGCGCCCCGCTGAGTTGGCGCAACCGACATGTGCAAGCCTCCACCCTGGCCAACCACATACTGATTCCCACGGAACACATGACCTGGACCCTCGCCGTCCGTGGTCATGGACATGGACTGGTCTTGCCCGTGACGGTGCTTCGATTTGTATGGTGCCTTGAGGTCAACACGCTTTTCTGCCAGTGACTTCAAGTAGTTACTTTTTGCTCTGAAAGCCTCTACTTTTGGCTGGTGGTAGTCTGCCCTGCCATGCGCCGCCGCCGCCGCGTGCAAGTCTGCATGATGCGCGTTGACTTCGGATGCTTTAGTAAGCCAGCTCTTTGAATGCCTCATCATAGCTTCTTCATTGCTGGCGATTGGGAACATTCTGACAGTTGGCCCATGCGCCTCTACGGCATCGCGGGCTTTTATGTAGGCACCTGTTAGCGTCATAGACACAGTTTTACCGCCTACCTTTGTACTCACTTCATACACCTTGTTATCTGCCAACTTCCCAGTTGTCTTTTCTTCACGCGACCTAGCCATTTGCCGTAACTCATTGGAGTAGCCTTCGTGCTTTGCCGCCTCTTGCGCATGCCAGGTGGGGCGCCCGAGCGTACCTACCTCTTTGTGACCACTGGCAATTTTACTGTGGGCATCGGCCAGTTCGCTAAGGCGCGTAGCGCTTATTGATCCACCGGCTACAGCGGTAGGGGGTGGAACGCCTTTCTTCAATTCATGTAGTTTCGATCTAGCCATGAGGTACTCGCCACTAACAAGTTCCTGCCCGCGCTTGCCGCTCTCATTTTCGCCTACATGAATCCAGTACATAGCACGGGGGTCTAGTTCCGTTGCATGCGCTGTAGAGACTCGGCCCTCCGTACCAGGTTTGTACTCGTGGCTACCTTTCGGGTACCGCCCACTCCCAGGCCCGCCGTCCGTCGTCATGGAGCACTCAAGATCAGGCATGCTCAGCCTCCCACTGCGGTGAGAAGTGACTTGGAAATCTTGAGCGGTGCGCGGCGCATGTTAGCCAATTCAAGCGCTCCCATGAACGCGTCCACATCATCGTCGTTCACTGCATTGGGGAAGGTGGCACAACTCTCAACGAAATCATGCGCCCACCTAGTGCCCTTCAAGATGCGCACCAGACCTGACTCCTGGATAGGCGATGCCACATTGGCGCGGAGCACTTTGTCTGTGGAATGCACCACCTCCACAAATGGGATGCGCGTGAGGCGCGATAGTGTCTGGATGACTGTCTTGCCCGTGGCAGAGCCGCCACCTTCTACACCTACCTGCGAGGGGCGCCATTTGTCGTAAAGCTGCTCGACTTTGCGCTCCAACTCAGGGAACTCGATCTTCTCGCAGAACAGATCAAGCATGATGTAGCCGTTCTTGGCTACGCCCATGGTGACGCAAGCCGCATTGTCGTTGCTTTGCTTGCCGCCTGCCGCCGTGTCCCAGTACTGAATGATCTGCTCCAATTGGAAGAAGACTTTCAGCCTGTCCACTTCGTCGCCACCGATGCGCAACTCGGCAGGAGGTCCAGAGACATACTTCCAATTGTCGCGCAAGAAGATGACGCCCTCTGCGGCAGATGGCCTTTGCTGATAGAGGCTGGCCCACACACGAGAGCCTGTGCCTACTTCATCAATGTCACCAGACCCGTAGCGTATGCGATTCAGAGCTTCGAGAGGGTAGCGTGCGGGATGCAGCGCCTCGCCTTTGCGGCGATACTTTTCGTCCTCTTCCGCGATGGCTGGGTACTTGACCACCTCCCATTGTTCGCCGCCCTTAGCCATGGCCGTGAGCAACCGGCCTGCTAGATCATCTGAATGCCACCGCGTATTATGACTAACTAAGCCATTAGCGATGAAGTTCTCAGTTTCCGCAACCTCTATGTCGAAAACTTCCTCGTAGCCAGCAGGTTCGATGCTAATGATTTCATCTTCGGTGAAGTCGTAGGTACTTGATGGCCGCGAGCAGTATTCTCTCGGCGTCCTTGGAATCTCGGCGTCCAATAGTGATGTTGCAAGAGTTGCACAGTAGCCCTCTGACCTCTCCAGTCCTCCTGTCGTGGTCAACGCACAAAACACTGCCCCAGTGCTCTGGATTCCCGGTATCTTCTGGCAACTTTCGGCAGATGGCGCACCTGCCTTTTTGCTGTTTGAGAAGCTCGGCAAAGTGCTCTGGCTCAATACCGTATCTGTGTCTAAGATGCCTGGCTCTGCTATCCACTGCGTTGACAGATGGCGATCTGTGCCCGCTGGCCCACAGTGCCTTACTGTAGTGCGAGGCGCAATACCCCTTGCACTTAGCAGGCTTGTCGCATCCATCCTCTGCGCATACTTTGCCAACCCACTTCCCCCACTGCCCGGTGGCGTTACGGACACCAGTGGGTCGGATACTCTTAGGTTTGCTAGCCTTGTCCACTCCAGTTCTCCGTTTCTGCGAACAAGGAACGGATGCCTCTCATTCGCCTTGACGATTCTACCAGAAGTCGTCCTTATTGCAAAGACATAATCAGAACCTTGGCTCTTCCAATGCTTTATGAACGCTGTGGATAGCGCACCATCCCTGTAAGTAGCAATCTCATCGCCAACTTTTAAGCTAGCTAGCGGCTTTTCTGTGCCGTCTGCCATGAGGACAGGCGTGCCACCGACCATACATTGGATGAGCAGAATCCCACCACCAGGCTCGCACCGAGTCTTGAGCGTGGATTCGTACCAGTCCCAAATGCTTTGGCGCGTGGTGGTAGAGTACGCTTCTTGCGCGTCCTTAACAGGATCGTCAATCATCAGCACGCGTGCTCCACGGCCCGTGACGCCCGTTCCCACGCCCGCGCTCTTGTACGCACCCTTGTGATCCACGATTTCAAACTGCTCAGAATTGCGCAAGAACGAGCCCTTGGCCGTAACGGTGCGCACTGAGGAACCACTTAGTGTGGTTTGTGGGAAAAGCTCTGCGTACTCTTCCTGATCAATGATCTTCTGCACATCACGATTCATCATGGACGCAAGATCATTCGAGTAGCTGGTGGCGATGAATGTCAGATCGGGGTAGCGCCCTAGCGCATAAGCAGGGAAGCGTCGGCTAACTAATTCCGACTTACCGTGACGAGGTGGGGCCATGATCATCAAGCGCGGAGACTTGCGATCCACTACATCTTGCAGGAATTGGTCTAGCTTTGTGGCCACCTCGTAGTGAAACCACCCAGCATCGTAATCTGGCTTCGTCCACATGATGAACGGCAAGAGATTAAGCCGCGCCTTGGCCTTGAACGCATACAGCAGTCGTCGCTTGTCGTCCACGGTCAGCGCGGCGCTCATCTCAGTCACCAATGGGGTTCGGCGTGACTGAGCACGATGTTGTAAACGCCAGTTCCCATTCCCTCGAAGTGGATGGAGCAGAGCAATTCTCCGCTAGCTACCCTGATCGCTAGGTCGTGAAGATTCTTAGCCATTAGCTCGTGGACACGCTTGTCACTGCTCTCTGCCTTGCACTCACCGGAAGGCAATCGCCGCCCAACTATGATGCCCTCTGCTCGCCAAGTAGCTAGCTCGTTGGCACCCGCAATCTCAGAACTGATTTTGGTGATGTCAACCAACTCGGAGCCATCGTCGAGCACGACATGGAGGTCATGGTTAGAGCCTATGGCCACTTGCGAGACTCTACGAGTATTCGTCATTTCTTTGCCTCATCGTTAGCCACTGGAGTGGGCGCAACAATGGAAGGAATCATGCGGGCAATCGTCACATCAAGCTCAGACTCAGTCAGCTTCTCAATAGCAGATACGCCCACATTGAGGTCAATCTTCTC